AAACCTCGGCTTCGCGGCGGGCTTCAAACGCCTGCCGCTGTCGCGCCCCCCGTGGGCGCGTGAATTGAAACTCCGTCGACGAGGCGGCCGCGGCCGCCGCCGAGCCCGCGCCCGTCCCCGCGCGCCTCGCGCCGCGCCGTCGCCGACGCGGCGGCTATCGGTTGGTCTAGATTTCAAACCGACGGTAGGGGCGGCAGCCCCTGCCGCCCGAAAAAAAGGAAAAACGAAAATGGATACGGAAGCTAAGACGGTATTTGCACGCGCGCAGGAACTCGCGCAGGATCTGTTCGCCTTCGCGCAGGACTACAACCGCACGGCGTGTTTGGTGGACAGTTACCGCAACGCCCTGCTGGAGATCGACGCGATTGCGAACGCGGAAGGGCAGGTCGTGACGGATGACCTGACCGTGCGCCTACGCAAAATCATCCACGTCGTCAACGAGGCGGACGTGCAGGCGAAGCGCATCATGTCCACACGAAGGAGGGCGCGAAATGAATGAGAAGTGCTGCGGAAACTGCGCCCGCTTCGTCCGGGACGACCGCGTCCCCGGGCGCGGATGGTGCGACGAGTGGGTGGGCATACACCTCGCCGAGAGCGACGTGTGCCATCCGTACATCGGGCGGCCGAAGAAGGAAATGAAAGAACCAACCAAGGAAAGGAAAATGAAATGAAGAAGAAGACCACGACTGAACTGCAAGCCCTCGCGGACGGCGCGCCCGCCGCGCAGGCCCTGCGGCAAATCAAGCGCGTCAAGACCGTGCTGAACCGCTACGCCCGCGAACTCGCGGACGGCGATTGGGTGGACGCGGAAGCGGCGCTGTCCGAGATCGCCGCCATCGTCGGATGCGACGCCGCGCGGGAGGTCGCGCCGGAATGGTGATCCGCCAAAACGAGTACTGCCCCGTCTGCGGCACGGTCAACCCGTGGCGCAAGTACAAGTCCGTCCGGGGCGAGCACGGCGAACGGCGCGTATACGTCAAGTGCCGCGCGTGCGGGAAAAACGAACAGGTTGTCTACGTCGACGCAAAGGAAGAACACCATGCCTAAGCCCTATGTGCGCAGCGCAGATCTGACCCCGGAAGCACGCGCCAAGCGTCGCGCCAAGACGCGCGAGTACATGCGCCGCTACCGCGCGAAGCAATCCCCGAAGTGGCGCGCGAAGGAGCGCGAGGCGAACCGCGTGCGGTCGATCGCCCGTTATCACGCGGCGCACCCGGACGCGAAATACCGCACCCACAAGCCGAAAAAGTCCGAGCCGGTCCGCGCGTCGCGCAAGCGCAAATCGCGCAAGCGCACGCCGGGACAGCCGCATTGGGAGAAGGCGCAACAGCGCGACCTCGCCGTCGCGCGCGAGATGACGCGGATCGCTTGGGCGCCGCCCGTAAACAATACGACGCTGTCGGACTACTACCGCGCCTACAAGTCCAAGCGTCCGAACGAGCCCGTGCCGCCGCCGGACTGGTGCTCGCCAGCACGGTGGCGAATCTTCCTCCGGTGGCGCGCGCGCCCGGACTACTACGCCCACATGGGACTTGGCTGAACCTTTTACCCCCGCGGGGGTAAAACCTGTCTGTGTTAATGCTTTTCATCTGCCGCGTCTTGATACAATAGTATCATGACGTTGGCAGATAGCATCAGATTGGCGCGCGTTCGCGCCACGATCCACCGCGACATCGCGGAACTCGACCGCGCGATACAGGAGATCGCGCTCTCGGGGACGGCGACCGCCACGCTCTCGTCGTCCGGCGGATCGAAGTCCTACACGCGGCTCGACCTCGACAAGCTGCGCGCGTACCGCAAGGACCTCGCCACCCGTGCCGCGCGGCTTGCGGACCTCGCCGCCGGTTCGCGCGCCGGCGTCCGCCACATCGTCACCACGCGTCTGGGGGTGTGGGGATGATCAAGGATTTCTTTGCTGTGTTCGGTTCGCGTTCACGCGCGGGGAAGCGCGCGGGCGCGAGCGGTGGTTCGGATTCAACTCGTCGCGCGCCGCGCTTTGCGGACCTTACCCGCGGAGAGCAGCGGCGCGTGGGCGCCTTACTCGCCCGTCGCCTCGGCATCCAGGCGCGCGGCGGCTACCGCGTCGTGTTCGGGCCGGACCAGCTGAACCGCAAGTGGATTTCGCCAGAGACCGCGAACGAGCTCGGTCAAGTCCCGATCGCGGAACGCAACCGGCTCGTCGCGACGGCGCGCCAGGCGTGCCGCGAGAACGAGCATCTCGAGGCGATCCTGCACCAGCTCGAGCTGAATGTCGTCGGCGACGTGGGCGGCAAAGCCGTCTTCGCGTTCCCCGAGGCGTACGCGAGCGTGGGCGCGCAAGTCAAGCAGGCGTTTGTCGCCTGGACGCAGGCGGCGGAATACTTCGACGACCTCTCCCTGCAGCAGCTCTTACGGCTTGTTCTCCGCACGCTTTGCGTGGGTGGCGACCTTGTGCTGGTCTACGACTGGGATTTGACGCGTGGCGACACGGGTCAAATCATTATGTTCGAGCCGGACTGCATCGGTAACCTTTCGGAGGGCGACTTCCGCCGCGTCTTCGGCGCGGGAGCGACCCAGCACGACGGCATCGTCAAGGACGCGGACGGCAAGACCATCGGCGTCATCGTCTCGTGGTCGCAGCGCGGCGCGTCCGTCTACGATCTCGAGCGCGAGGGACGGCGTGCGGCGTGGACATTGGTCAAGCCCGCCGGCGTGGCGTGGAAGGATTCGCCTTTTACCATCGTACGCGGGCTCGGCCGCGTCAATCAGATGCGCGGCTCCTCGCGCCTGTGGCCCGCGCTCGGCACGGTCGCGGACCTCTCCGACCTGCAGGGATTTGAGCTGCAGGCGGCGAAGAAAAACGCTCAGTTGATCGGCACGTTGACGCAGACGGAAGCGGGCGACACCGCCGAAATCGACGCCGCGCTGGACCCCGACCTCATCGCGCCGAACGCCGCGCCCGGCACGGACGACGAGGCGGCCGCCGCGTCTACGGTGGACGACCGCGCGCCGCTGGAAGTGGACAACATCCGCCACGCGGGCGTCATCTTCGACCTCCTCCCGCCCGGCGTCAAGATGGAAATCTTGTCCGCGACGCACCCGAACGAGAAGCTTGTGGAATTTTCCCGCTGGCTTCACGGCGGCGTCGCCTTCGCGCTGGGCTTGGGCAACGTGCACGCGACCGGCAAGGCGGACGCGTCGTACTCCGCGACGCAGGCGGAAATCCTCCTCTCCAATGCGGAATTTGCGGACGAGTTTCACCGCCTCGAGACGGACGTCTTGGATTGGGCGCTGGGCAACTGGTCTCGCCGGGCGCAGGCCCGCGGGCTCATCCCGCCGGACGCCGCGCTGCCGCCGGACTGGCGCCGCACATGCGTCAAGTGGCTGCACCCCGCGGCACGCGCCGTCAACCCCGTGGACGAACAGTCCGCGCTGAACAGCGGCCTGAAGAACGGAACGATCTTGCTCCGCGACAAACTGGGCGCGGATTGGAAAGCCCACGTCGACGCGTGGGCGGAAGAGATAGCGTATTGCAACGCGCGCGGCGTCCCGCACGCGTCGCTTGAAACGGCGTCCGGACTGCGCATCGACGCGCCCGGCGGAAAGGAAGAAGAATGAAGACCTACAAACTGGACGGCGAGATTGCCGACTTTGACTATCACTCGCCCTCGGGCGCGTGGTCGTTCTGCGGGCCGAAGAGTCTGCACGAATTTCTCGACGGCTTGAAGGACGGCGAGGAGGCGGTGCTGGAAATCAACAGCCCCGGCGGCGACGTGCTCTCGGGCATGGAGATGGCGAACGCCGTGAAGAACTCCAAGGCGAAGGTGACCGCGCATGTGACGGGTCTCTGCGCCTCGATGGCGACCGTCGTTGCGTGCGCCGCGGACGCGATCAAGATGGAGGAGGCCGCGTTTTGGATGATCCACAATCCGTGGGGCATGGCGGTTGGCGACGCGGAAGAGCTGCGCAAGCAGGCCGCGCTGATGGACCAGATGAAGTCCGTCATGATTGGCTTTTACCGCGGCAAATTTCCGGGCGTCGCGGAAGACAAACTGGCGGAGTTGATGTCCGCCGAGACGTGGTACACGGGGCGCGAGTGCGTCGCCAACGGTCTCGCCTGCGAGCTCGTCGCGACGGACGTCAAGTACGCCGCACGCGCGACGACGCGCACGCTCGCCAATGCGCCGGACGCCGTCAAGGCACTCTTCGCCCACCGCGAAATGTCCGACGCCGAACGCGCCGCCGTCGACGCCGCACGCGCCGCGGCCGCCGCGAAACCGGCGGACCCCGAACCCGCGGACTGGGAGACGCGCTATAAGGGCGCGTCGCGCAAAATCAACGACTTGCAGGGCCAGCTCGCCGACGCGCAGAAACGCGCCGTCGCCGAATTGGCGAAGTACGAGGCGGACGTGGCGTCCGCCCGCAAGGAAGCCGAAGACGCCAAAGCCGCTCTCGACAAGGCGACCGCCGAGTTGAGCGCGCGGCAGGCGGACCTCGACGCGCAGAAAGAACGCACGGCTGCCGCCGAAGCGGAACTCGCGCAGATGCGCGACGGTCTTGCCCAGGCACAGGCGGAAGCGCAACATCTGCGGGACACCCGTAGCCTGCTGACGGCAGGCGTACTGACCGCGCAAGAGGCGAAGACCTACGACCAGTTGCTGGCGTCCGCTCGCACCCCCGAAGCGCGGGAACAACTCCGTCGCGACAAGGCGACGGGCAAAATCAAATAACAAAATCAATCTGGAAGGAAAATCAAAATGGCTACATCATTGACCCGCAAGGGACTGATCTGCGCGTCGGACAAGGTTATCCTCGCCGCGCGCCCCGCGATGGAACTCGTCCGGCAGTTTGTGCTGGACGCCTCGCCGAAGCCTGGCGACAAGGGCGCGACCGTGCGCATCCCCGTCATGGCCGCGACCGCGAAGGACTTTAACGAGACCTCGCAGAACTACGTGACCTCCACCAACTCCATCAAGTACGCGGACGTCGTCCTCTCGGGCGACAAGATCTCCGCCTACACGCTCAACGATCTGGACGCGCTCGAGGATGACCTTGCGCCGGTGTGGGGGCAGCTCGCGCCGACCGCCGGTCGCGCCATCGGCAAGGCGTTCGTCGAGGCGGTCATGAGCGTCTTGACGTACGACAAGGCGGACGCGCAGAAGACGGTGGCGACCGCGACCTTTGCGGACTTCGTCAAGATTCGCGCGGCCGTGTCGGGCGCGGGCTACGACCCGGCGGATACGGTGCTCCTCCTCGAGCCGAACGCCTACAACACGCTCGTCTCGCTCCTCCCGGCTTCGGTCGTTGGCGAGGGCGGCGTCGTCAATTCGGCGCTGATTGGCGCGCGCCTGGGCTTCAAGGCTGTTCTCGAGGCGCCGCACGCGTCGAAGACCTCGGGCGCAAAACCGTCGTCCGGCAATGCGCCGGAGAAGGGCGTGGGCTTCGCCGTCCCCGCTAACGCGCTGATCGTCGCGAACCGCTACAAGGCGCCCATCCTCGGGGCGGTCGGAAACCTCGTCGAGGCGGGGCAGTCGACGGATGAAGAGACGGGGCTTGTCATCGGGACGCGCGTCGTCGTGGACCAGGCGGCCGGCGTCGCGGCGTGGTCGGCCGAAGCCCTCTTCGGCGTCGCGCTCGCGAAGCAGAACGGCAACGGCGCGCCGGGCTTTGTCCAGCTCGTCACGGCCTGATCCGTGCGGACGGGTGGCAGGGCGACCTGCCCCCGTAAAAACGCCGCCAGCCGCTCCTTGGTTGCTCCGTTGTTTTACTCCTTGGCTGGCGGCGTTTTTACGGGACCTGAATATGACAATCGATTTTGACAATCCTTCGGCGTTCGCGCCGTTCTTCGACCGCGACTGCGCGACGATCGTGTGGACGGACGCGGAAGGTCACGCCTGTCGCGGCACCTTCGCCGCGTGCGTCATCGACGAGTCGCGCGCGGGCGACCCGCTTGCGGAGACGGACGTCGAGGGCCTCGCGACCATCACCGTCCTCCTCTCGCGCCTCGGGGAAAACGCGTGGTCCGAGTCTACGCCCCCGCGCATCGGGGACGCCCTCGCCGTGTGGGGACGTGACGGCTACCGCATTACGTCCGTCGTCGCGACCGCGCGGCAGTATTGGACGCTCGAGGCGCGGCGCGCCGAGAAGAAAGGATGAGCAGCATGTTGATCGAGGAAGCCATCGAACGGAAAATTTCCGAACTGTTTAAGAACGCACTGACGGTTTCAACCTTTCCCGTCGAGATTGTGGGGTCTCGAGTGGCCGCGGACGCAGGTGCGGTTAAATCGGACGGCGCCGCCGCGGCGGCCGTCTATCTCGCGATCGCGTGCGGGGTGCGCGCGAACGACGCGTTCTCCCTTTCGCCCGTCTCCTTCGAGATTTCTCTCGCGCTTGCGACGCGCGAGGAAATCGACCCGACCGGCGCCGCGCACGAGCAGACGCTCGAGGTGCTTGTGGATGCGCTCCAGCGGCTCCACGACGACCCGCCGGCGGCCGCCGCCGAACTCGCGGTGGACGGACTTTCTTTTGGCGAGCTGCGTTTGGGCGGCTCGTCCGGCAAGCAATACGACTCTGACCGCGCCGCGTGGACGGAGACGCTAACCTTCTCTATCCGCGGCTCGGTCATCCATAAGAAGGAAGGATAAAATCAATGGCACTGAAAACCAAGACAGACTATTTTGGCCTCGCGTCCGCGGGCATCGAGGTCGCCTCGACGACGGAGAACCGCTCGCAGGGCTCTGTCTCCGCGTCCGGTCCGGACGGCTTTGTGGTCGCGAGCGAAACCTTCGGCGACGAAATCATCGCGCCCTCGTGCGACTACGTCGTGACGGCGGACGCGACGCTTGCCTCCGTCAAGCTTGGCAGCGTCCGGGAAATCGAGGGTAAGTCCATCGCGCTCGCGTCCATCACGATCACGACGCGCGCGGGCGAAGCCCCGACGATTTCCGCCTCGGGTCAGCAGATCGAGGACGGCGGCAAGGCTCACTGCACCGCCACCCTCGCGGGCGTCGCGATCTCCGGGCTTTACCACGCGCAGACCTTCGGCAAGTTTACGGTCACGGGCGGGCAGTTGCAGGACTCGACGCTCACGGCGGAAGGCTCGATCGCCACCGCGCAGGTGGACGGCGTCGTCAAGTCATCGGACCTTGTGGGTGGCAAGCTGACGATCAGCGGCTCTATCGTCGGTGTCTCCGACAAGGGCGTCATCGGCAAGCCGACGGTCACGCTCGCCTCGGGCGTCTCGGGCATCTTCACGCAGCCCTTGACGGAGACTAACCCCAACGGCGATTATCCGTCCTACACGTTCACGCTCGAGATTCCGCTCGCGGCGGATAAGGTGACGCCGTGACGCTCAACCTCCGCTATCAGGCCAAGGACCCGTCGCTCCCGACCGCGCCCTTGCGCACGTTCGCCGGCTCGGCGCTCGCGCTCGATTTGCTCGTGCCGCAGGCGATTGCGGGCGAGCCGCTTGCGGGCGTCGCCGTCACGATCGTCAACGCGGATGGCGCTCCCGCGACCGCACCCGCCGTCTGTCAGACGCCGGGCTGGTGGTCGGTCGTTTTCGCGGGCTCCGTGCTGCCGTCCTACGGTTACGTGACCAACGGGTTCCGCGCGGTCGCGACGCTCGGCACGGGCGAGGCGACGCACGAGACGATTCTCGCGGTCGGGGATTTGGACATCCGCGCCGCGTCCGCGACGGCCATCCCGGGCGACGTCGCCGCGTCCCTGCAGACCAAGGGCGGGGACATCTATTGCAAGACGACGGTCGTGGACGGCGTGCAGCACTACGCCAAGCAGACGATTGCCTACGACGCGGACATGGGCGCGTGGGGCGCGACCTGGTCCGGCGATTATATCCTCGTCGCCGGGGAATGGAAGGAGCACAAGCCATGAGACTGTTGTTGACTGTCGCCGCCTGCGCATCCGCGCTTGCGGCAAGTGCCATCACTGCGACCAAAGAGTATGTGGACCGCAAAGACGCGACGAACGCCGTCGCGATTGCGGCGGAGGCGACGCGGGCGAAAGCCGCCGAGAAGGCGAACGCGGACGCCATCGCGGCGGAGGCGACGCGGGCGAAGAAAGCGGAGGCGTCGAACGCCACGGCTATCGCGTCGGAGAAGACGCGCGCCGAAAAGGCGGAAGCCGCGCTTGGCGCGTCCATCTCGTCCGTCTCCAATACGCTCTCTTCCGCCATCGCGGCAGAGACGACCCGCGCGAAGAATGCGGAGCAAGCTAATGCCACGGCGGCCGCGAACGCGAAGAAGGCGGCGACCGACCATGCCGCCCGCACGGACAATCCGCACAAGGTGACGGCGTCGCAGGTCGGCGCGTACACCAAGGCACAAGTGGACGCCAAGGGGTACGTCACCAAGTCCGTGACGAATGGTTTGGCGACGGCGTCCGCGCTGTCCGCCGAAACGACGCGGGCGAAGAATGCCGAGC